GCTCAATTCAAAAAACTATAGGCTAACTTTATTCTATTACAGCATATCGCACCGAAGCGCGATCAGTACCAGAAACGTTAGCTCTAAAGGTAATAGTTTGGTCGGGAGTTGATGGGGAGATGGAGAAAGTTCCGTTTCTCGTCATCTTAGGAATATTTACAGCAATTCCTTTAACGCGAGTTCCCACAATAATTCCGTTGAATTGCAGATTGTCGATTACTTGAGCAGAAGCTCCGTAGCCAACAGTAGGAACTCCTGAGTAGGTTTTTCTTACCATATACTTCACGGCTCTACCAACAGCAGCAGAGCTAAAAACTAAGGTTCCTGCCGTTAGTTGAACGTCGTCAAACAAACTCGGAACCGTTGTCTTTACCTCTAAGGGGACAATATTACTTTGGTTGTCGTCAACAAAAGTAACTTGAACATTGGCAACGGTTGCACCAGTTAGGTCGCTGTCAGTAATTGTAAAGGGAGTGGCAGGAACAGTCCCAGTTTTTACAATAGGTAAAATAAGAGAATCTGTTACCTGAGCAAACTCACCAATCAACCATTGTAGGGTGATCCAGTCGATCGACTGGACTCCCATGTCAACAGTCGTCTCTGTTGCGGATATGTAGGTATCGACGTTTGCCAAAACGCCATCTACATATCCCTGAGCTACAGTTTCAGTCCCTGCCGTGTTAATCGCAAAAGAGCTTAATAGGGGGAACAAGCCCGCTAATTGCCCTTGAGGAGTATTGGTGTCAGGCGAGATAAAACCGTAGTTTTTCATTCCTTTGAAAGCCATGATTTTCCTCCTAGTTTGGACTTAGTAAAACAGCATAATCAAGACCGCCAGGGCTTCCAGTTTTGACCGCACGAGCGCGGACAAATAAAGCAGTAGGATCTCGATACTCGGCAGTTTGTCCGCTTAAAATGATTGGAACAATAGCCGCAGATCCATCAATATTGATAGATCCAATTTGGCTAAAAGTACCAGAAGAGGTAGGACAAATCTCAATTGAAACAGCCCAAAAAGCAGATCCCGCAGTAAAAGAGGTATAGGTATTCGAGATTACGACAGCATTGTAATCTTCTAGGTTTCTAGGATTAAAAGAGATCGCGGTTTCCGCAGTAGTTGCAGTTATCGTTACTCCTTTTTCTCGCAATACCGTAGATTGGTCGGGTTCTAGTCTGGGATAGCGTTTTAGGTTTACGAACTCAGGCATTTTTTAATCCTCCTATGCGACGATTGGAACGTCTTTAATTCCCCAAAGCCTAGCAATGGATTTGCGTTGGAAAAGTCCAATTCCCGCATCCCATTCGATTTCCTCTAAGACCGCAGGTCCTTCTGAGTCTTGCCCTTTGTTATAAACCTGTAAGGGTTGAACTTGAATCCCCTGTAGCCTTAGATCCCCTAGGGATACGAGATAGATAGAAGTCCCCCCAGTGCCACCCCCTGGACATGCTTCAGTAAATCCTAGGATTCTGTTAGCTTGGTTGTCTTCATCTATTTCTAAAATTGGAATACCAGCGTAGTACATTTGGGGCATTCCTAACTCGTTTTGATTAAAGGTAACGTATCCACTAATCCCAGTATTGCGGGCTGCGGTGGACAGTCTAGCGGCAAAAAGTTTGTCCATGATCCAATGAGTGGGAAAATCAACATACTTAAGCAAGGTGTCAAGTTTTCCTAAAGAAAGCGCGTCACCTCCGCTAGTATTCCCTGCCGCTAAAAGTTGAGTAGGGGAATCTTTGGTTAATGCCTGAAGTCCGTTATACTCGCGGTCATTAGATTCTTTAGAACCTTTGATGAACAGACGATCAAAGTACAGGCTAAAAGCTTGAATCTTATCGCGCCTAAAAGAAGCTGTAGATCCTGGCATACGAGCTTCTAAAGCTCGGTCAACTGCAATAGATCCAGTATGGATAGCGGTTGAATAAATCGCCTTTGTATGGGTTCCTAATCCCCTCACGCTGTTTTCGTTTAAACGACGGACTCCAACATCTCCTAGGGTGGTTTGAATTTCGACTTCGATACTACCCCCCGCAATAGTTCGGAAGGGAAGAAACGGCAAAACTTTAGAGCCGGTGGCAAATTGCAAAACAAGTTCTGCGTACCGATCCATTCCCTCATTAAAGCTGCGATTTGCCGCCTCCAACAATGTAGCTGGTTTATAATCGGGCATTTTTTAATACCTAAATAATTTGGCCGCACACGCTTCAAAACAAGAATCAAGCCACCCTACTTTTGACGAGCAAAACCCGCCAAAAATAGAAAGCCCACTCCGCTTCACCGAGTAAGTAAAGCGACCATGAAAGTAGTGGTATTTCATTGTCGAATATCGCTATCCTCCCACTTATGCTACACCTCTCATGTCACTCCACAATGCCGAACTAGA